ATTTGAAGACACTAGAAAGCCTCTACAACAGCCTGAGGATGGTGTCTTTAAAGCAGCTACTGATCGTGGTATCACCAGAGCTACGATGGAAGCGTTTGGTGTCCTAAACGATGGCGAACACTGGTGGTTCCCATACCATAATAAAAGTGGCAATATTGTGGCATATAAAAGGCGAAGTTGTGGTGATAAGAAGTTCAGCATCACTGGTGACTGGAAGGATGCTCAGCTATTTGGTCAGCAGATGTTCCATAGCGGTAGCAAGTATGTCACTATTGTTGAAGGTGAGTTTGATGCTTTGGCAGCTTACCAGCTTCTAGGCTCTAAGTTCCCTGTTGTCTCGATCAGGAATGGTTCAGCAAGTGCTGGTTCTGATGTCAGGACTCATTATAAGTGGTTGAATACATTTGATAATATTGTTGTGTTCATGGACAATGATGAGCAAGGTCAAGCTGCTGTCGAGTCAATCACTCAAGTATTAGGGTCTAAAGTCAAGGTGTTGAAGGCTAAGCCTGAGTTCAAGGATGCTTGTGACTATCTCTCTAACAGTGCTGAGAAAGAGTTTATGGACGCTTGGTGGAGAGCAGAGCGTTATGTACCTGCTGGTATTGTCAGTGGCTCATCGTTGCGTGGTGAGGTTCTGAAGCGTCCTGAAGAGGCATTGGTGAGGTATCCATTCCAAGCACTCGATGACTTAACTCTAGGTATCAGAGACAAGGAATTGGTTACAATCACTGCTGGCTCTGGTTTAGGTAAGTCTCAGTTTGTTCGAGAACTGATCTATAGCATCTTTAACCAGACTACAGACAATCTTGGTATCATGTTCTTAGAAGAAAGCGTTGACAGAACAGCAAGATCTCTTATGTCATTGCATTTAAACAAACCAATTCATATTCCTGGTGTGGAGGTAACTGATGAAGAACTTGAAGAATCATACAATGTCATGCTTAAAGACGATAGGATTTATTTTTACGATCACTTTGGAAGTAACGACATTGATAGCATTGTTAATAATGTTCGATATTTTGCCAAAGCACTTGAATGTAAATACGTGTTCTTAGATCACGTGAGTATTGTTGTCAGTTCACAGGAGCATGGTGACGAACGCAGAGCTATCGATGAAATAATGACCAAGCTCCGAATGTTGGTACAGGAAACTGGTATCGGTTTGTTCTTAGTCAGCCACCTGAAACGTCCTGATGGTAAGGGTTTTGAGGATGGCGCACAGGTATCTATCTCAGCGTTGAGAGGATCTGGCTCTATTGCTCAATTATCCGATACTGTCATCGGTTTAGAGCGTTCTAGTCAGCATCCTGATCCAGTTGAGCGAAACACAACTACGGTCAGAGTGCTAAAAAACCGTAATTCTGGTCAAGTTGGACCTGCTGGACGCTTGCTTTATGATTTAAAGTATGGTAGGATGGTACAGCGTTTAGATGAAGAGGATGATAACCTATGACTACACAAAAATATGTAGTTAATGCTAATGTTTACGGAGGTTGTGGGGAATATTACACAACCATCGTTGCTAAAGGTTCTTTGTCTTATTGTAAAAAACGTTGTGATGACTTTTATGATAACCCAGATGAATATCGAGGTATTTACATTGAGAAATACATACCCGATGCTGAAGAGGAACTGGAGGATTTTTAATTGAGAAAAATCATAATTGATATCGAAACAGACAGCACTGCCAGTAAGATTTGGTGTGCTGTCACCAAAGATTTAACTAACCAGGAGGTTAATTTATGGACGGAAGCAAGAGAGTTACAAAAGTATCTAAAACCAGACGATATCTTGATTGGTCACAACATAATCGGATTCGATGCTCCAGTTCTAAGGAAGCATTGGCATTTGAATATAAACTCAGACCAACTCCAAGATACGTTGATAATGTCAAGGCTACTAAACCCAGTAATCGAGGGAGGACACTCGTTAAGGTCTTGGGGGCTAAGGTTAGGGAATCTAAAAGACGAATTCAAAGACTTCGATGGAGGGCTTTCAGATGAAATGGTTAAGTATTGTAAACAAGACGTTGAGGTCACTGCTCAGCTTTATGAGAGAGTTAGCAATGATCTACTGGATTGGGGTGTTTCAACCGATTTGGAACATTCTGTCGCTGTCATTCTTAAGAAACAAGAAGAAAACGGATTCAAGCTGGACGTTAGAAAAGCTATGTCCCTCCTGGTTCAATGGAAGAAGCGACTTGGAGAGATTGAAGAAGAACTGCAGCAAGTATTCAGACCAATAGTTACTGAACGTATCAGTGAGAAGACTGGTAAGAAACTGAAGGACAAAGTTGAGATCTTTAACCCCGGTAGCCGTAAGCAGATTGCTGAACGTCTTATGGCTCTTGGTTGGAAACCTAAAAAGCATACAGAGAAAGGTGCGGTGATTATAGATGAAAAAGTACTATCAACTATTGACATCCCTGAAGCTAGGTTCATTGAAGAATACTTACTCATTCAAAAACGGGTGGCTCAAGTTGAATCATGGCTTGACCATGCGGATAACTCCGACAGGGTTCATGGTAAGGTCATCACCAATGGAGCAGTTACGGGAAGAATGACGCACAACAATCCTAATATGGCTCAAGTACCTAGAGTTGGTAATCCTTTTGGTGAGGAATGTAGATCACTGTGGATTGCTGATGAAGGTAAAGTCTTGGTTGGGATTGATGCTTCTGGTATTGAGTTGAGAGTATTATCACACCACTGTCAAGATCCTGAGTATATCAGGGAGGTTTGTGAAGGCGATGTACACACAGCCAATATGAAGGCTGCTGGACTTACTGACAGAAACCTTGCAAAGACTATGGTCTATGCTTTGTTGTATGGCTGTAGTGCAGCTAAGATGGGTACTATACTTGGCGTGTCTGAACGTGAAGGAGCTAAGATCATCAAACGATTCTTGGATAACACTCCAGCTATTAAGAAGCTAAAAGACAAGGTGGATAGGATTTCTGAGAAAGGTTGGCTACCTGCTCTTGATGGTAGAAGGCTTTTGATTCGTAGTAAGCACTCAGCCCTCAACACTTTGTTACAAGGAAATGCTGCTGTTATTATGAAAAAAGCTCTATGCCTATTGACAGAAGAGTTAAAACGTGCTAACATCCCTGGTTCTTTTGTCGCTAATGTTCACGATGAATGGCAGATAGAAACAACACAAGAATTTTCTGAATCTCTAGGTCAGCTTGGCGTAGAGGCAATTCGGAAAGCTGGACTCTTCTTCGGGCTACGATGTCCACTTGACGGAGAGTTCAAAATAGGTACTAACTGGGCATCAACACACTAAAGGAAATATATGGATAATCTAAAACCAGTAGTAGTAGAAGCAGAAGTTATGTGGGCTTTTCTTGACACTCCAAACGAAATGAGTGGTAAGTATCAGGTAGACCTATGTAACTTGTCAGCAAAGTCTGTAGAAGATCTCAAGGCTAGAGGTATCAATGTCAAGAATAAAGAAGACAAAGGCAATTACGTTACCGCTAAGTCTATGAACTATCCTATCAAAGCAGAGTTGTCTGACGGTACTCCAGTAACTTGTAAGATCAAGAATGGCTCTAAGGCAAAAGCTACAATCAAGCCTTATACTTGGTCTTGGAAAGGTAAGACAGGTGTAGGAACTGGTATTGGTAAGTTGGTTATTACCAATCTTATTGAGTACGTTGAAGGCGGTACTCCTACTGAAGAGGACGATTCCCTCTAAATATGTCAAAGTCAATGAATAATGCGAAAGCACTCATTGACGGAGATATTCTGGTCTATAGGATTGGATTCTCTGCTAATGACCCTGAAGAAGAAAGGTTTGCTATTTCTAGGATGGGTAATTTTGTGGATAACTTGATTAGGGTAAAGGGTATCGACTCCTATGAAGGTTACCTGACAGGGAAGAAAAACTATAGATCAGAAATTGCTGTTACTTACAAAGAGAATCGTAAGGATGCTAGGAAACCAGTTCATTATGATTCTCTGCGTGAGTATCTGTTGTCTAAGTGGAAGTTTAAACTTGTTAATGGACAAGAAGCTGATGACGCTATAGGAATCAAAGCGTATGAATTACCAGAAGATTCCTGTTGCGTTATGTCCATTGATAAAGACTTAGACATGATAAGAGGGTGGCATTATAACTTCGTCAAAGAAGATTTGTATTATGTGACTGAGAAGGAGGCTATTAAGAATTTCTACATTCAGATTCTAACTGGGGATCGAGTGGATAATATTCCTGGTCTTAGTGGTATTGGTCCTAAGAAAGCAACAAAGTTTGTAAAGGATTGTGAGACTGAGGAAGATCTTTTTAATGTCGTATTAGAAAAATACGATAATGATATTGATACATTAACTGAGAGAGCTAGACTATTATGGATCAGGAGAAAAGAAAACCAGATATGGCAGCCACCCCAGACATAGCATACATTGAATGGGACGATGCCTGTGCTGATGCAGGTTGGGAAATCACAGAGAAGACAGATATTCATCATGTTGCAACTGTTGGTTTCATTGTAGCAGAAGATAAGAAAGCCATAACAATAGCGGTATGTTGGGCTGGTCCTGAATCTAACTCTAGGATACATATACCAAAGGGTTGGATCAAGAAGATGAAAAGATTTAAACTTGATAAACTTTTAGGAAGGAAGAAGCCATTAAAACCCAAAGCGCAAAAGCAAAAGGAAGAAAACTCCAACAATGGTTTAGGGACCAAATCATTGAGAAATTTGCCTTTTCCAGGTCCGATGTAAGAAGTACCAGTATGGGTGCTGGTGGCGAAGATATACTGTTTAGTCAGGAGGCAGGTGACAAGTTAGGCATTTCTGTAGAGTGTAAATCGAGAAGCTCTATTGGTGTATATGCTTTCTACTCTCAGGCTATGGATAACACTCCTGAAGGTAGAGAACCTGTCCTTGTGATTAAGCAGAACCATTCTAAGCCACTGGTTGTAGTAGATGCAGAATACTTTATTGACTTACTTGAAAGGGTAAAATGAGACACTTAGTCATTCCTGATACTCAATGTAAGCCAGGTAACTCGTTTGAGCATTTAGAGTGGGCTGGTAAATATGCAGCAAAGACTCAGCCTGATGTGATTGTCCATCTTGGAGATCACTGGGATATGCCTAGTCTAAGTATTTATGATGTTGGTAAGAAAGCATTTGAGGGTAGGACGTATAGTCAAGATATCAAAGCTGGTAATGAAGCTATGGATATCTTTATGAAACCTATCCTCGATGAGCAGAAAAGATGTAGAGACAA